AAGTGATACGGCTGATGTCTTGCAGCGTCAAGGCATCATTTGTGCTGATGTCAGACGGCAAGGTCGCGTCGTTCGCGTAGAACTGGCGATTCTTAGTAGGTGCATTCACCTTGTTGATCATGATTTCAGAGAACTCTGAATCAGTCGCCAAAGGAACTACCCAATCAGTCGTATCTTGTACGCCACGTGCGCCAGCCAAATGGACCAAAGTGTTTTGATCTTCAAAGCGCTGCATCCATGCCTGCAAACCAGCCATAGAGATAGAGCGCAAGTTATGCACTGTACGCTTTTGAGTCATGCGGCCACCGGAGTCTGCACCACCACGAACTTGATTGATCTTCACGTCCATGCTGGAAGTGGTCAAGTTCATCATGCGGCCTGCCATCTTACGGTCGCCCATAGTTGGCTTGCCTTGCAAGACGTTGAACAAGTCGATAGAAACGGCTTCGCCTGCGCCTTTAGACAAGTCACCAGCCTTAACGATTGGATAGTCAGGGCTTGTTTGGCCTTTGGTTTTAGCTGCAAAGTTACCTTCTTTCGGCATTTCGCCAGAAATCAGGTTCATGAAGCCCGGTGCAGTCTGCACGCGAGTAAAGAGGCCAACGGAATAGACCTTACGGGCTAGGGCGCTGCCTACTGGAACATTAGTTGCCATGATTTAGTTTCCTTATTAAAGGTTGTTTAAGTACGCTTCTTGTTGATCTGCGGTCATGGAAGCAAATTTAGCGGCAATTTGAAGCGTAGACATATTAGTCAGTGCTTCTACCTCGTCGTTTGCTACGTGTTGACCTGCAGGGAAGTCTGAAAGCGACGTTGGCACGGCTGTCTTGTTCGCCTTGGCCTGAGCCTGTGCGAGTGCCTTTGCCTCTGCTTTCAACTGCTCTGCTGTTTTCTGCGCTGGCGCATTAGACTGCCCTGGTACGTTGATCACACCATTTGCCGATTCCACCATTTCGATGACCTTGGCAAAGCGTTCCTCAAGAGTCTTTCCAGCCCATGCTGGCGAAGCTTTCAGTGTGTTGTCGAACTGTTTTGCGAGTTCAAAAGCAACTGGATCTGCGCTTGCGATGTGCGCCAGCTTGGGTGTCGCGTCGATGGCATCTTGCACAAGTTGTGCAGTAGTGCGCTCGGCTTCGGCCTGTTGCTGGTCGACTGTCTCTTGCACCGGCTTGATCTTTGCTTCAAGCGCTTCGGCCTGCTTACGCATAGCCATGATGCCTTTGTAGACGGTCGGAAAATCTTCTTTCAGTGCTTCTAGGTCTTCTTCTGATAGATCGTCTGTCTGTTGAGGTGCGGCGGCTTCCTCTGTTTTAACGCCTTGGCCAGACTTCGCTGCTGCTTCGAGTTCTGCTAGTTTGCGCTGCGATTCTGCGAGTGCTTCTTCGGCACGTCGCGCACGCTCACGGTCGGCTTGCAGGACAGAGTAAGGAATGATGTGCTTGCCGTCTTTCGTGGCCACGCCATCAGGCTCTTTCTCGCCTTCGTTCGTTGCTGCTGCGGGTGTTTCAGGTACTACGGGTGCTACTTCGACTGGCTCGTCTTCTTTCGGCGGTTCTGCTTGGCCTGATTCCATTTGATTGAACATAGCCGCGAGTGCTACCGGATCTGTCGTGCTTTCGTCGAAATCTAATCCATCCATTGCTGTTCTCCATTTTGTCGCGTTGGTTGCGTATTTAAATAACCCTCTTGACTAGCCTATAACCCAAGGCGGGGAATAGTCTTTCGGGACGATCTGATTATTGAATGACTTTTTCTATTTGACTATTCACTTAGCAATAGAATTATGCGTCTGCGTTCTTCTCGTACTTCTTCCGCAACACGCGCCTTATACGCTGCGATGTCTGCGGCCAAGTTCTTTGGTAGATCCTTGATCACTGGCTTGAACAGTGGAACGTCGACAAGGCCGTCTTTCGCGGCCAGTCCGAACGTGCGCGCTAGTTTGGCCTCTTGCCGTTCTAGCTCTGTATCGCCCTGTAACGGTTCCTTCGTCATTTCCAGCAAGTGCGCCTTGAGATCGGCTTCTTGGTCGCCTGTCTTGCGCAAGTCTGGCCGGATGCCGTAACGCCAGTCATGCACATAGCGGTTAATCTCGTCGGGTCCGACGCCTTCCTCTCGATAGAAAAGCGGTACTGGCACGGTGTCTACCACGCCTTGCACGGCTGCAGCAAATGGCGCATAGCCTATTCCCTGCACTGCTACCATGCGTGCGTTAATCATTGCCGTGCGATGGTGACGACGCCACCAGATTCGGATATTGATTGCTCGATGTCGCCAGCCGTTCTGGTCGTGGTTCCTACGACAAGATCCGTGCCAATAACGAGGCCATGGATTTTCGCAATATCCGTAATGCGTGTGAGCTCTGCTTGCAATTCAATGCGTACGGCGTCGGCCATAGAGCCGTAATCAACGCCACCACTAGCCGCACTGTTTAACTTGGCGCCCATTGATCCTACTGCGTTGTTATTGAGTGCCGTAGCGCCCCAAACAGATGCCGTGATGATGTCGGCCGTCAATACAGTTGTGTCGACGGTCGTGCCGGACATCGAGCCGATAGCGTACGGCGCGAGTGTGCCTGTAATAGAGAATGATCCGCTTGCCGTGACAGATGCCTTGGCCGATGGTGTCGCGGTCGGTGTAATGGCAAACGATGCCGAACCCGAGCCGTTTAGCGATGCCGTTAATAGAGGCGTGTTCGTTGCGATCGTAAATGCTGCCGAACCGCTGCCGCTAGAGATAAGCTGGCCACTGGCTACCGCAAAGTTAAGCGAGAATGAGGCCGTACCAGTAGCAGGCAAGCCCATGACGCCATTGGCTGCCGTGTTGATGGCAAGCGCTGCCGTATTGACTGCCGACATACCGCCTGCGCGCTTAGGCAGTACCCAAGCGCTGCCAGCCAAATGGCCATATGGAATTGCCGCGAGCTTACTAAAGTTCTGGTAAGAATTGCGGATCATCCCCGGCTTGTTGAAGTTGCTACGCTCAATAGATGCCACCGTGCCGCTAAGAAAGCGGCCAGGTGATTTAAGCAATACTGAGCGGTTGCCTATCAGTGCCATGTTATGACCAGCCGAACTCTAAGTGGCCGGACAATGCTGAACCTACTGGCGTTGCTTGGCCAGCGAGCATAAGCCAAGCCAAACATGCGCCATCGTAGACCTTCGGCATACTCATGAACTGATTCACTAGGTCACGCTCTGCCGTAACGCCAAGCGTGGTGACTGGCAATGTAAGCAAGGGTTTGCACAACACCAGATTCAACACGCCAGACACATACGACGCGCTCAAGTTGATTGACTGCACAGACTTAATGCCAGCGTCGCCAGCTGCCAATGGCAGGAATGGACCGTATTTACCTGCACCATTGCCGGAATACACGATGCTAGTGACAGCTGCTGCCGTGTTACCAATCGGAAGCGTTGCGGGTGTTGCGCGGCCTGCGACTGATGCGCTATTGGTGTATCCAAGCGAGATATTCGGTGTCGCTGCGCCCATGACTGTCGACGGCGTTAGAAACGCTTGTACGCCTGCGCCGTCTGTGTAGCGTGGCAATGTGACCGTGTTATTCAGGGTTTGCGCGCCTGTCGTCGTAACCGATGTGATTGGGTAGAAGCCAAGCAAGTCGACCAGCATCAATACCGTTGGCGCGGTCGTTGCCGCTGCTGTCTGCGCTGCCGCACTAAGCAAGTGCTTGAAGCCGCCCACGTCGCCGCCGTGCGGAATACCTGTTGCGCCTGCCGTTGTGCCGCCGACTAAGGCCTGAAAAGCCAAGTTCGTACCGGTTCCAAGAATAGTATCTGCGCCGGGATTGCCGCCACCACGAAACAAGCTGTACCAAAGGCCAGCCGTGTGCGCTGTCGTTGTAAATGTATTCTTGTTCCAATCGGCACGATAGTATTTACCGTTCGTGCTGATTTGGTTGATCATGTCGTCTTGTGACGTAAAGCCTGCCATATTACCCCCATGTAGTTTCAATAATGCCGTGTATAGGCGCATTGGCTAACGTGCCAACTGGCAAGCTAACAAAATTTAGATATGCGTCGTCGACAATTTCCGGCATAGAAGCCATATCGGTTAGATAGTCGATCTCTGTCGGTGCGTCGATGCCGCGAATAGCGATTGTAGCCAATGGCTTTACCAACACAAGCGAAAACAGCCCAACGTCTCCAATTCCCAACACTTTCACGGATTCGACCGATTGAACGCCAGAATCGCCATTCTGTAGAGGGATAAATGGACCAGCATAGTTACCAGATCCGGCTGCTGCCAAGCTAGTAAGGATAGTGCCGTTGGCTGCTTGCGTCGTCATTCTGACGGTCTTACTAATGCGACCGCTCACGCCGTCCTGATTCGTGTACTTGATAAAGAAGTCTTGGCCACCTGTCTGACCAGCCACTACTACCGCCATCATTTGCACGCCTCTACCGCTCGTGTGTCGCGTAGGTTGTACCGTGTTATCCAAGAACTGTTCGTCTGTTACTGATTCGTCAATGAAGCCATAGAAGCCGATGTAGTCCATTAAGATCATCGTCAATGGCGCGGCTGTTGCTGTCGGTGTCAAGGCCATCAGTTTGCGAAGAAACTTCTTCTTGCCCAATGCATTGACGTTGCCACCGTGGCGCAAGCCGCCGTCCGTCGACTGTCTAAGCGGTGTAAATGCGCCCGACGTGCCGATGTAGTAGTTAGGAACCGGATTGCCAGGTGACATAGATAAGTCGAACCAGATGCCGGAACCCGTCGCCTGCGTTGGCTGCTTACGGAAACTGGCATATAAATACTGGCCTGCGTCCTGCGCGTTGGCCAATTCTCTGGCGTTCTTAAAGCCCGACATCGATGTCCCTCAAAATGACTGGATCAGGCTTAGGCACGATCTCTGCCGTGCATAAGCAGACTTTTTGAAGGCGTGGGTCGTCTTCCTCGCCTTCCGTTACTACCTCAATACCGCACAACTGGCATTCGTAGACCATGGCTTAATCTGCTGTGATGACCAATGCTGCCGCTGCAAATTGCGGCTGAATACCTGCTGATACGTTCAACGTCGACGCCAGCGAGCCGCTAATCATCATGGCCACTGCACCACTTGCCGTATCCACCACAGCAAAATGCGTGATTGCGCTAGTGCCTGCCGTACAGGCGCCAAACTGGATCAATGCAGCGTTCGAGAATGATGAACCGCCATCAGTCCATGCCGACGCCTTAGTCAGTGCGACGCGTGCGTATCCGGTGTATGTGGCTTCTGCTGCGAGCGAAGCGGCCTCACCTGGATCAGCCGTGAACAGTGCAAGGTATTGCGTAGCGCCTGCGCGATATGCAGGGTCAGAGCCCTGCAAGAACATCTTAAGCGCTGCGTTTTCGGTCGTATTTGATAGGGACATAGTTATTTATCCTTCTGAGTTGATTTCTTTACAGTCGATACTGCACCTGTTGCGCGTCCGTTCTCGTCTTCAACGATCTTCGTCTCGCGTGGCGCTGCCATGATTGATGCCATAGCCGTTTGATTCTGTGCCAGTGCCGTCAATGCAGCTGCAATCACGCCGTCTGACTTCTCGCCGTCCTTCTCTTTAGACTCTCCGGCTTCCTCTTTCGGTGCTGCTGCTTCGGCCTGCGCCTTGGCTAATTCGGCCTTTAAGCGCTCGATCTCTGCGTCTTTGATGGCTTCTGCATTCAGTCGTGCCGCCTCTACCGAAGCCTCTGCCGCAATCTTCGCCTTCTCGAGTTCGCGTGCCGTGACTTCGCGCTCTTTGTCGAGTGCGGTTTTGCTGTCGATCTTGGCTTGCTCGATGTCGGAATGAGTTTTAAGCGTGATCTCGTCTTGGTTTGCTTTTGCCTCAATCTCTTTGCTAAATAACTGCTGTTGCAATGCCTGCAATTGCTCTTGCATAGCCTGTACTTGGCGCTGCGCCTCGGCCTGAACGGCTGCGACGGCCTCGTTTGAGCCTTGGCCTTGGCCAATCTCGGACAAGGTTTTCTGTGCGGCTGCCTCGATCTGTGCGATCTTGGCCTCGCGTTCGCGCATTTCCAGTGCCAATTGCTGTTTCTGAATGGCTTGTTGCTCTTGCTGCATGATCTGTTGTTGTTGCTGTGCTTCTGGCGAATCGTCCGGCAAGTTGAGGCCTTTGCGTAGACGGTCGGCAATCTTCTGAGATCCGGCCAAGTCTGTTGCCTCGATAACGAAGTCGATAATTAAGGCCTGCGCCTCTGGCGGCAGTGACTTCGTGATCTCGGTAAGCATTTGTAGCTGCTGCATGCGGAATGTTGGCGTACTTGGAATGTCATCCAATACGACTTTAGCGCGTACACGCGACACATCGTTTTGCAGTGTGATCTGGCCGCTATTCGGGTCGATCACTGGCATGTTCAAAGTAATGACCTTCTGCGACTGGCCTTTGCCGATCGTCACGTTGGTCGGGCGTCCGGCCAAGTCTTCTTGAATCAACGAAAACAGCATTTCACCGACCATGCGACGGGCGAAGCGGAAGTTGTCGTTGATCTCGCCTAACGTGTTCAAGCCCTGCTCAACAAGGCTGTTGATGGCCAAGCCGGAACTAGCGCCAGACTGTTGCCCCTGCATTGCCTTGTGGATACCGGAAGACTCGGCAATCTCTTGCTTGGCTTCCTGCATGACTTGGAATTGTTGGATAGCGAGCTCGCCGCCTGGCTCGACTTTGAACGTGCTATTGGGTTTGCGGTTGGCGTCCAGAATGATGTAGGCGTCTGGTCGGCTGACCTCGCGCATTGCCTTGCTGTGATCCTTCACAGAATCGCTGTCGGTAATGACGCGCTTGCTGTTTAGGCTCCAAAGCATCTTAGACTTACGCGCATTCACCTCGTCTTGTGGCGACAGCATGGCGCGTACCAAGCCATAAGGTACTAGCGTCAGATCTTCGCGGTAGCCAAAAAACGGCACATAAGGGAAGTTGTTGTGCTTGTACGGGCTCGGCACGTCATATAAGAAGTGTGGACCACAGTACCAAGCCAGTCGAACCTTCTGGAATGTGGCCATCTTGACTTTAACCATGCCAGACGCGATTGCCTCGTTATGGCGCGGGTTCTCGAAGTCGACTTCAACAGTCGTGCCGTTCTCGAGCGTCATGACATAGCCACGTACCCACTTGCGATACCAGATCTCGGACAAGCAAACCCGACGCGCTGTACTGTCGCGCCAGTCTGTTGCTTCCATGCGGCTGTCGCGCTCGATCTCCCATGACTGAGAAAGTTGCGTGTCCTGCTCAATCAATGGATCAAAGCCCTGCCATGCGTCTACACTGTTTCTGAACAGGTTTGCATACTGAGGCATCATTGCAATAGCTGCGTCAAGATCAAGCCAGCGTCGACGTACCTGATAGCGTGCGTCCGACAAGTCGTACTTCTCTGCGCGCCAATCCCAAGAGATCTCGCGGCGGTGAATGTGCTGTACTCGGTATGGATACTTGAGAGGGTCGGACTCTCTCGCCACCTCAACGAAGCCCAAGCCTGCTTTTAGCTGTGCTGCGTAGGCGTCACTACACGCACGGTCTGCGCGTGATTCTGTCTCGGCATGCTTGAGTTTCATACTCAAAGCCTCTGCCGTATCGTCGTTGGCGATGTTGTCGTCTTCTGGTCTTACGCGCCAGTCGCTACGGGTCTTGGCTTCCATGCCTAAGACTGTATCGATTGTCGGCTTGATAAGATTCGTGATAAGTGGCGGCTGGCCACGGTCTTTGAGGCGTTCGATGGTATCTGCTGAAAGCTGGTTGCCGTCGTAGTAGTCTACGGCTCGATCTGCCTCACGACGCCAAGCGGGTTGGTGTCGGATCTCCATAAGGAATTGCTCTACAGTCTCGCGTGACAGTGCGCCGTCTTTGAGTTCTTCTGGCGCCTTCTTCTCGCGTTCTGCTTCGCCATAGGCAATGCCACCGTCTTTTTGCGGTGACTCTGGCACGATAGCTGCCTGTGTAAGTTGGATGTCGCCTATGGCCATGGTGTATTTCCTCGCTCGCTTGCCTCATTGTCTTAGAATGTGGGCTATTTGATGTTATACGCGCCAGTCGTAGTCGCGTTTGAGTTCGTAGTCGTCTGGATCAGGTGGGCAAATGGCGTAACGCAACATCATGATGGCGTAGCGCGTTGCGGCCATTAAGTCGTCGCGTTCCTTGACGATCTTGCCGTCCTTGCGGTGATACATGCGAAACTCGGCAAACCAGTCATTGAGATTGCTAAACACCTTAAACTTTCCAGACTTCATCATTTCATACATCAGCATCAAGCCAGCCTCTACCGATGTGCGGCTCGTGCGTTGCTCTCCGTCGTCGCCAGTCTCGGGAAACTGCGCCATTTCATGCAGCATGTTGATACCGGCATTGCGGTACTGCTCGGCCAGCTGTACGCCTGTTCCCTTCTCGTGTTGCAAGGTGTCGTGTGGCCAAGCCATAGGAATCCACTCGCCTCGCGCCTTGATTGCGGGTGCTTGGTCTGCTGGGGTTTGCTCTCTGACTCTAACGGCATCGTAGACATACACTGTGTCGGTGTCTCGATCCCAAGCCAGCCAAACCTGCGCGGCTGGGTGATCCCAGCCCATATCCATGCCACCGATTCGCGGCCACAGATCCGGTAGGCTGAATGGCTCGACAGAAACAGCCTCGTCCGGAAGCGGGAAGATCCTGCCACTGCCCAGCATTGGAATACCTTTAGTACGGGCGTCGCGTTCGTGTGCCGGATACTTGGCAACAATCGCGTCTTTCTGTTCCTTCGTGTAATGCTCTACGTCGTAGATCGTCATGGTCGTGACGTGGCAATTGACGTACTTCGGCACTGGATAGAAGCGGTCGACCGTCTCCGACATACCTTTCAATGGCGTAAATGTGAGGTAGACCATACCGTGTGTGGCATTGGTACGGGTGATACCTTCCATGTACAGATCAATAGGCGGTTCCTCGTCGAACCAAACCACGTCGACGGTATCGGCCTGCCATTTCGTGCGGCCTTGGTCGTAACTGTTGAATTTCAGTACCGACACTGCACCACTTACATGCTTCACCGATATTGAATCGATGGCATTAGGAACGCCATTCTTGCGGCTGACTTTGACAATGCAGTCTTTCGGGATGGCGCCTGTTCCCCACTGTTCCTCGTCCTCGGGTGATCCGACTAACAGACGTTGCACACCGCGAACGGTCAATTCTGCCGACTCTGAGCCAGTCATAGCGCGAATGTTGCGTGACCAGCGACGGCCTTGCCACCATTCAGGATATTGGCCAGTCAGGTGCATGGCCATTTCGTATGCGCCTGCCCAAGTCTTGCCCAACTGATTACCTGCGCTGAATAGTCGCTCGGTGAATGTCGAACTAGCGAAGTGAAACTCTTTCTGCTTGCCGTACGGTTTATAGTGGGCAAGCTTGTTCTCGTCCTTGCGTCGCTTGATCTCTTGCATGACCTTCACTGCAAGTTCTTGCTTACTCAGTCCGGCCAGTGATTCGGGTAGGTTAATCATCATGCTTATTTAATTTCTTCTGATTTTCCTCGGCTGTGAGTATTTGTAGATTGTTCTGTACGTGAAAACCACAAACCTTCTTGCCTCGCAATGGAACTATATGATCTACGTGTCTCTTGATGCCGTCTTGCTTCTCTAGTCGCTTGGCCTCGATGTAAAACTTCTCGATAGCCTTTAAGTCTGCCCATGCTGGCGTTGCCCGTAGCTTTGCAGCGTGTCTTGCCTGCGTGTCTGCTGCGTTCTTTGCTGGGTTTTCTTTCTTCTTTATTCTAGCCTTACGCCTTATTTCTTCTATATTTGCCTCGCGGTACTTTGTTTTATACCGCCTATCTCGTTCAGGGTCGTCTAGTCTGCGTTGCTTTGACTGCTCGTACACCTTGTCCTTGTTGGCTTGGTAGTACGTTCGCTTTATCTCTTTCACTTTTGGCTGATTAGATACTCGCCACTTGTTGTTCTGCTCAAGAATGCGGCTCTTATCAGCTGCGTAAGCCTATTTGATCTCTTTAGTTGATGTCGATAAGGCCTATATCGCCACTCAATTGGCGAGCCAGTTGCATTAGTTGGTCGTCTGACATTGTTGTTACGTGGTCGTGCTGCACAGTGACTTTAGTTTGGAACATCTGTAATTCCTTGCCCAACAATTCCAATGCACGGTTAGCGCCTGCGCTGTCAAACTTGTATTCGCCTGTTTCTTGTAGCTCGCCGTCGATCATCTTCATGACGGGCTCGGCCTGCATGCATCGCTCTGCCACTTTCTTCAATCTGTCGATAACCCAGCCTTTGTTAATGGCTGCGGCCTCGATGACTCGTTGCGATACTTCTATAGATAGCTCGTTGATACGTGCACGGACTAGCGGGTAGTCCTTCTCCATGTTCGTGCCTGCGGTCGGTGCTTTGACTCGTCCGTTGGTAGCGAATACGATTGACTCGCCTTGACTCATGCCGAACGCTCGGCATCGTGCATAGGCTTCTTGCTCTGGCGTCAAGCCGTTATCTAGAACGAAGACAGCCTTGACCGCCTTCTCGACGGTCTTGGCTTTGTTGGTCGCCTTCTTCTTTCTGTTGATGTCGTTGACGCCTAGCTTTTCGTCTGTTTCGTATCGTGGCATTACTTGACCAAGTTTCTAGCTGAGTTAAGGGCATTGATTATATACTGAACGACTAGCGCGGCTGCGACGATGGTGCTGGCCGTTACCGTGATAGATAGCCATTGCTTTTCTACCTTAGTTTCGATGGCCGTGGCCTTGGCCTCTGTATCTGCTTTCAGGTCGTGCAAGTCGGTCTTGCTGGCAAAGTCTTTGCGGATCTCTTGCTTGATAGACTCGATGGCCTTGCTAAATGCGTCCTGCTGGCGGTTGAACTCGTCGTCGATCTCGTCGCGGAACTCTTTGATAGACTTGTCGAACGATGACGTTTGCTTTTCGATTAGCAATGTCTGGTTCTGCAATTGGACCTTGATCTCTGACATCATGGCCATGAAGCGTGATTCGCCTTCATTCATCTTGCGTTCAAAGTCGGCCATGCGTTGCTTTGCGACTTCACGAGCGACTAGATGCATTGCTTCTTCTTCTGAGTATTTTTTTTCGTCGCCCATGTTATTTTTTCTCAAGTTGTTGTTTAACTGATTTTGCTATGTCTTGCCGTACTTTGACGGCATCGATTAGCGCCTGTTGTCGTGCTGCACATTCTTTACCGTATCGCGTTGCCTGTACCAGTGCGCGAGCCGTGTCTAGTTGATCTGCTGTCGTGAGTGGTTCGGCAATTACTTCACCACACTTGACCAAGTATTCACTTGGTACGTCCGGCGAGATCAAGGTTAATTTGGTCGCGCAGCCCTGCAGGCAGAGTGCAATCAACATTAGGGTAAGGGTTCGCATTTTGTAGTTCCTTGATCATCTGCTCTAGGTTCGCTGCTCTAAGCTTAGTCGCTGCAAGCTGAGATTCAAGCCGTGCTATGCCTTGCTTGTCTGTGACCGTGACGGCTGCTTGTGCGGTTGTGGTTGTTGCCTCTTGCTTTGCCTCCACTTTTGCCGTGGCCAAGCTGTCTTGATGCCAGCGGTATGCGTAGCCACTGCCGAACGCGATAAATAGGGACAGAGTAAAAGCTGCCCAAGTTGACGGGGAAATCATCGCTTAATCCATTTCATTGGGATAAGGCGGCAAGCCTTATCAGGGTTTGCGTATCTGTTGGCGGGGCTGTTGTCGACGACACATTTCTTATGCACGCCTGCCCGAATGTCTGACGGGTTGTTGCTGGCGTGTTGATAGTTGCGACAGCTGTGGCAGTTGGCTAGGGTAGACATACCGTTCTTCCCCAATCTTTGAACAGCGGTTGATGTTTCATCAGGATCTTGACCGAGTATGTTTGATTCTCGTGTTGATTCGACGGGAGGATGCCAGGATTGATGTTGCCTGTGTAATCCCAAGATCCTGCCCTTGTCGATAGTTTTTGCCTCTTGTACACGTAGCCTAAGCCACCGTTGTAGCTCGACAATGTGAAGTGCCAGCGGTCGCAGTCCGTTTCTGCGTTCCGGATTCTGTCGTAGATCCAACGGTCATACCAGACGCCTGCGCGAATAGCCCAAGCTGGGTTCGTTGGGTCGACTGTGCCAAAGGCGCCAGCCGTTGCCGTCCATTGTGCGGTTGCAGGCATGAACTGCATTAGCCCTGCTGCTCCGGTTCGTGATACTGCGAGGGGGTTGCAGTCTGACTCTTGCCGCATCTGCGCGATGATGACTGGAACAGGTGCGGGGATACCGAACCTGAACTGTGCTTCTCGCGTGATCTGCGCACGGTACTTGTGTGCTTCCGTGCGACAGTCGGCCATTGCCAGACTAGGAATGACTGCCAGAATGAAGACTGCTATTCGTAGCATGATCACAGCCCAAGTGATCCAGCGATGATGACACCAGCAACGATGATGGCGCGAGCCAAGTATTCACCGTCCGTGGGTTTGCTTGCCAGACCAATGCGACCGATCGCGTGTCGCGCAATCCAATAACCGATCCATGCGAGCGTGGTGACGTGGCCTGTCTTGTACAGAATTGTCTGAATGAACGGGTGATCAGTACCAGCGAACCAGCTGGCTAGGTAGAGTGCGAGGCCGAAGATAAGCCAAGTGATCATGCGTAATCTGTCTAGTGCTTTGGTCATGATGTCGTCCCAAGTGGTTGAGTGGTTGAATCGTAGCTTGTCGGCATCAATTTGATGTTGGTCTTCCATGATTATTTCTCACTTTCACTGTTGCCGTACAATTTCCATTCGCCGTCGTTCCGCTTGACCATGAAGCCGTGGATCTTTGGCTCCTTGGCGTGCTGCGCTTCCATGTAAATGATGGCGCCAGCAATGTAGTTGATCGCTCCAAGTAGTTCGCGTATGGCTGCGTCGTGGTCTAGGCGTGCTGCTTCCTGAATCTTCTTGATGGCTTGATAGCGCAAGCCGTCGCACGATCCGACCAACTGACTGATGGTTTGCATGGGCTGCTTGTCGAATGGCTGGCCTTGCGCGTGTCTGTCCTTGCCTTTGCCGTGTGCTGCCTGTTGGTATGCGCGTTCGAGAACGTCTGACAAGCTCTTGTAGTCGTCTGTTGTGCTGTTCTGCTTTGGCAGGTTAGGCACGTATTGAGTGCCGTACTTGGTTTTGTCTGGAATGCCTAGATTGTCGCCAGTCGGCACGTTCATGAAGTTATAGGTTGGATCTGCTGGCTTTGGATTGTCACGAGTTGCTTTTGGCGTTGGATCTGCTCCGTCAATCGGGTGTCCAACTGGCTCGACGTGTGGAGGTGTGGTTGCTGCGATGGCTTCGCCAGTGATTCTCTGTGCTAAAACCTGCTGGCCAAGAATGGTAGAAGGTATGCCGATCGCAGGTCCGAGCGTGCCAAGTTGTTGCTCTTTGGGTTCTTCCATGACCTTGTAGCCAAGAATGTCGATGCTTGATCCTGTGTGATCTGCTGCGAAGTCGAAGTTATCAAGAATGTCTGTTTCCTCGCGTCCGTCTCTGAAGAACACTGAAACTCTGGTGTCGTACACATAAGCAGGCGTACTGCCTCCTGAATGTGACGTGAATCCTTTAGGGATCTTTGGTTGTCTATCGTTTTGCGATTCCATGGAATATCCTTTCGAGTAGTTCGTAACCGTTTGCCGGTTCCTGTGGTTTGAATGTGATGTTTCCCCAAAGCGCTGTTGTCTTCTTGCCTTGGCGGTGAATCTTGTCTGCGTTGTGTAGTGCGAACAGCGCGAATATGGCT